AATGGTTTATTTATTGAAATTGATTTAGAAGACCCCGCGAGATTTATTAAACAGTTAGATAGTGTTAATCGTAATCGCCGAGTTTTACAAAATTCAGTATTTCATGGTATAGATGCTGCGGGAACGGCACTTAATATCAGCAACGGACAAAATAGAACCGACATCTTTTTAGGAAAACAAAATAATATGATAAGTGTAGCCAATTGTCCTTTTGTCAAGGGTGAGCGTATTGGTATATGCTCCAAGGATGACCCACGTGCTGTGGAATGTAATTTATGGACTACGGCGGCGGGGGCGGCTGCATATCCAGTAATAGAGGATATAACCCTTGATGGTGGATATGTAAAATTAACTCTTGAAGAATTCCAAAATAATAATGGAGGAACTGGGGCAGAAGCAACTTCAAACAATTTTATTGTATTTTCTGCTGCTATTGATACTCATAGGGTTGAAGTTGATGATGGTACTACACAAATTCTTGCGAAGAAAACTTCATATCCAGCAACATGTGTGTTTTCAAATATGGAAATTGTTTGTCAAAAAGTGGATGTAGATCCAAGATATGAAGCGGGTATGATGCAGAAGATGAGAGAAGGTGGTTCGATTGAAATAGATATTCCAAGTGTTACCAACTACAAACATTCACTATTATCAACCAATCGTAATGCGACAGTTAATCTCGCAGTTTCTAATACAAGGGTGAAATCATGTATTATTATGCCGAGTGATGCGAAGGTTCTTGATAGTGCTGATTTAATTGGTGGATTAAATACAACCTATAGCGAGGAGGAAACAACTGATATGGATGTTTCCCTTCATTCTATCCGTTCGGGTCAAGTTGGTATTATTGACAACCTCACCTCGTATCAGTTCCAAATAGATGACAAACTTGTACCAAGTCGTCCTATTGTTGTTTCAAAGATTAATAAGGGTGTGTCAATAGCGGCACAGCCTCTCGTTGAATTAGAAAAGGCACTGAATCAAGCGGGTATAGTCCCGAGGTCTTTTGTAGATTACAATAGAAATTTCTTAATTGGAAGGGCATACGCACTCAACGATGGTGTTGCCTCGCTAAATAATAAAACAAATCAATTACAATTATTATATAATGAAAGAAGTGCTGGTGGTGTAGATAGACCACCAACACACAATAAATTACTATACGCATTCATGTTCCACATACGTAGAATTAGTATCAAAGGAGATAGTGTTGTGGTTACTCTATAAATAAAATCGATAATTAATATAAATAATAAATATTTTCTATGTATTTTTTTTAATTTTTTAAAATAAATTTATTTTATATTTTATAATATAAAGTGATTGTTGCTAAAAAGTACCTTTCCATACAACCTAACAACGTCCCAGCATCGGGCAAGGTTTCACACGCACGAGGTAATCCCGTTTTAACTGTTACGCTTGGTCGTCAAGATGCTATGCTTGATTTATCATCTCTGCGTCTCGCTGGTAAATTAAATATATGGCGTGATGCTGCTGGTACTCTCCCCCCGACTGCTGCGGCGGCGGTCGAACTCATGGCTTCTCATAAACTCGGTATTTATGGTGTCATAGACCAGTTAGTTTTTAGACACGCAGAAACAAAACAAGTCATAGAACACATAAGACATTATGGGCGTTTCATGGCTTCATACCTACCAGTAATGGCTGGTATGCAAGATGTTACTGGGCATTTAAGTGAAACTGCATTAATCTATCCTAACTATAATGCTTTTAGAGATAGTGTTGTTCGTGGTAGTGGTGATGCTGATGTGGCTGGTAATGAATTCTGTGTTCCGCTACCGAGTGGATTAACTCTTGGTGCTTCTATGTTACCATTATCAAAAGTTCCTCTAGAATTAGAAATTCACCTTGCTCCCGATAGTCAGTTTTTTTATTCGAGTGATGGGAATACTGGAAATATTACAAATTGTTTTTATGAATTAAGTGGTTTAGAAGTAGCTTGTGAAGTATCTTATGGTATGGATAGTCCCGATAGTGGTATGATGGCGTTTAATTCTATTACATCATATTTCTCTACTCTTGAAAGCACGAATAGTATTATCAATTTTAATCTTGGTTTATCCAAGGTACTTGGATGTTTTGTTAATTTTGTTCCATCTAATTTTGTGAATAATTTAGGACAAGATGGTTTCCTTACATATATGCCTTCCAAATCTGCTACTGCGGGCGGAGGAGCATTAGCAAATGTTGAAACGATATCTTTCCTTCGTAATGGCGAACGCTTCCCAAGTGCTTTTGAAGTGGAAAGTGTTCGTAGTTCAACGAATTTAACAACTGTTGTAGATCCACAAATCATCAAGGGTTTCTTATCGAGTATTATTCCCGAGAAACACCACACAAGAACTACTGCTTCCCCTCTTACTGCTAATCGCAACTTCACTGTTCGTGAGAATGGTACTAATGGTTATAGATACATCCCCGATACTGGTGCTGTTTATGGTGTTGGTGTATTATATGATATGCTTGATAGTGAGGGTGTTGATTTCACAAATTCCCAGTTCTCTATTCAAATGACTACTGGATTAGATGATGGAAACCCTATTTCTGCATATTTATTTATTAAATCAAAGGTGGTTGTAGCATGGAGTTCTACCCAAGGAGTTCAAGTAATTATGTAAATTAATTCGTATAATTATGTAAATTAATTCGTATAATTATGTAAATTAATTCGTATAATTATGTAAATTAATTCGTATAATAATATAAATTATTTTCTATTAATTATATTTTTTAATTTTTATTTTTCCAAGTTTTTATATATTATAATATATAAAAATGGCTGATAATCAAATGGATGACCCCGTTTCTGCTGACCGCATCCCCGATCTAATTAAAATTGGTGCTATTCCAACTTCGTATGGTCAAATGCTCCATACGGATGTTATTGACCCAGTAACATTTACACAGAATCGTGTTAGATTTACACTTCAACGTGTTGCTGGATTTTTACATTCTAACTCAAAGATTACACTTGCTGTTACTCCTCTTACCACAACTACAGCATACTACCCACTCAATATTGGAATATCTAACCTCGTCCAGTCCGCACAATTATTGATTGGTAATAAGATGGTTTGTTCTGTTGATGATTACTGGGCATTCCACCAGTATCAGTCCTTATTTACTTCAAATGAGGACAATAAAGAAAGAGAACAATATTTATCACAGAGGTGTATTTCGCATCAGCCAGTATATGATGATAGAACTGCTGATACAGCCGACAAACCACCAAATTCTGCAAAGAAGGTTGGTTTAGATGTTGGACGTAACCCAGTAGTTCCCGCCGCTGGTGGTGCTGGTACATTCCAATTATTGCCTTGGATGCACCATGATGGTTCATCCGCACAGACTATCGCTGATGCCCCAGTATATTCGGTTTATTTAAGTGATCTTTTCCCATTCCTTAAAACCAATCAACTCCCGATGTTTATGTTAAATGAAGAGGTACATATTGATATTACATTTACACCAACCACGGATAGTGCTACGGGTGCGGCATTATCTCGTCGTATGTGTGTTGCTAATAGTGATGCTGGTGATAATGCAGTTGAATATTTAATTAATCAAGATGAAGTTAAACTCATTTATGATAGTATTAGTTATGATGGTGAAATCATGTCTAAATACGCACAGCAAAATCCAAAATTAACTTTCCAGTATTTCGATTATAGACTAGCGAAGAGAACTGGAAATCAAGCGGCATTCACGGATCTTACATTCCCACTTGGTGGTAATGGGCGACTTGTCAGCAAGGTGTTTTTTGGATTACAAAAGAATGAAAATTTCACTCCAGTATCTCTATGTAATGGTGTTGTTGCGAAGGATGTACCCCACGGGCAATCTTTATCAGTTAATCTATTATATAATGATTTATATGAGTTTAATGTTGATAGAAGCAACCCCGCTCTATTGTTTCATACCACACAACATGCCGAGGGCAAAGTGCCTATGGTTGTTAGAGATGAATATCAAACCACTTCTGTCCCAGTACTAACTGCAGAGACATTCGAGGGACACGCACAGAATAGCGGAACGGCTGGTATTGGCGGTGTTATGAGATGGACTGCAATTCAGCCTAACAAGGGGCAGCGTGTTAATAATAAAGGCATGGATTTAATATATAAGGCAACTGGATTACCAGCCGAGACATACACTCTGCGTGTGTATCTTGAACTTGTAAAGATTGCAACAATTGAATCGGGACAATTTAATTGTTATTTTGCATAAATTATATAAATGAAAAAATAATATTTTATAATATATAAAATGTTGTATTATTTATCAATTTTAAAAGATAGATGTTTTAAAAAAAATAAAATAGATGATAAATTAAAAAAATTAATTTATGATTTAATAGATTTACAAAATGAATTAATTGAATATATAGAATGTGAAAAAGTGGTCAAGGTAAATCTTGAAAAATAGACAACAAAAAAGGAATTTATACTTGTACAAAAATACAATTTTACCTTGACCACTTTTTATTTTTTAATTTTTTTCTCGTTAATTTATTTTAAAAATAATCTATTGTTATAATATAAATATGACAATAGATAGTAATAATCCTAGTGAGGACATACAAAAATCTAGACCGAATTTAAAAACTAATACAGTTAAACAATATGTAATTAATCTTAATAAATTAAAAAAAATATTCGAAACAGATAATTATGATTTCTTAAAAAAACCCGAAGATGTTATGGATAAAATAAGTGAATTACATTATTTAAGCCAAAGAAATATGTTGAATGCAATAATTGTATTATTAATGGCTTTGAATCATGATGAAAAGTACGATAAATTAATTGAAAAATATGGAAAGATAAGAGATGATATGAATGATAAATATAGTGAAGAACAAAAGAGTGGTGTTATAAGTGATAAACAAAGTAAGAATTTTGCGACAACCGAAGAAGTATTTGATATGATAAATAAAATGGGGGAAGATTTAAAATCAATCAAAAAGAAATCTAAAGATGATATTACAAAAAAGGAATTACAATTATTACAAGCATATACACTATTTAATATATATGCTCGAATGCCGTTTAGAAATGATGTAGCTGGTATGACAGCAATTAATCAAGCGGCATATAAGAAATTAAGTGATAATGAAAAACGAGAGAATAATTATTTAGTTGTACCAACAAAGGGACAAATATATTTTGTATTAAATAAATATAAAACAAGTAAAAAATATGAAGAATTAAATTTACCAATAGAAGATCCTAATTTAAGAAAGATATTAAGATATTATTTGAAGATGAATGGAATGGGAATTTTATTTAAAACCTCAACTGGAAAACCATTAACAAGAATAGAATTAAGCAAGGTATTATTAAAATATAGTGAAAAATACATGGGAAAATCCATAAGTACCACATTATTA